TTTTCACCTTATTTGCTTCATAATATTGTCTTTTTTGTTCAATTATTTTTGTTTTATTTGTTTCATAATATTGTTTTTGTTGATCAGATATTTTTGTTTTATTTGTTTCATAATATTGTCTTTTTTTTTCAATTATTTTTGTTTTATTTGTTTCATAATATTGTTTTTGTTGATCAATTATTTTTGTTTTATTTGTTTCATAATATTGTTTAATTGTTCTAGTTGGTACTTGTATATTCATTGTACTATTTAACATCTCATAATAATATCTTTCTCTGTCGTGAGCTTCAATTGATGTATTGCAGGGATATTTTTCAATTTCTAACATTTTCCAATTATTCCAACCACCATTTGATCTAATTGTTTCATATATTTTTAGATTATGATGTTTTGATTTTTCATTTATACATATTGTTTTATGACCTGCTTTTCGTTTATTAAAATTAGTTGTTGAACCTACATAAATATCAGTAATATTTTCATCATTACAGACTATTTTATAAATAATTGTATTTTGGTAATTTGGCATTATATATACTTAAGATATATTTAATTCTTTAAGTATATTTAAATAGTGTCTGATTTTGTTTTATTTAATTCTTTATTTATTTTATTCAATTCTACTTCATCAAATTTTTCTTCAATAACTACATCTCTTATGATGCTAATACCTAAACAATCAAAACTCTTACATTTAGACTTATAGCAACTGGACACCATTTTAAGAATTAATCCGATTAATGACGTTATTAAGAACATCCAAAAAGTTTCTGACATTATATATATTATTAAAGATAATATATTCAATATATAATAAAAGTTTAACGAGTGACGGCGCCAGTATCAACATTAAGAACAATACGATCTAGATAGACGGTAAAAACTTTAAGATCAATTGCAACCTTAGAAGAATTCTTAAAAGATAGAACAATATTTCTAGGTGTCATCTGGTCTGCTCTAGTAGATCTAGAAAGATTAACATAATAGATGCGGTTCATTTCCCACCATTCTTTAGATACAACTCCACAACTTACACCGAAATCAGAGCTAGAAAGAGCCTCAGAATTAACATATTGAGTCAAGAAGGTTTCAAAACCGTAATTATAAGCAGAATTTAGAACCTGTTGACCCCCGAGTTGAACTTGGAGATTTTCTAAGACGCAAGGTGATCCAGTAGCAGGACAAGTATCGAACGGGGACTGCCATTGATAGCCAACACCTGTACCAACTTTATTACTGATATAAGGGACCACAATAAGAGCATAAGGATTGGTAATACCAGATTGGATAAGTTGTGAATAATTTCCACCTGCATCAACACCATTAATTTGATTAAAATAATAATTTCTAAATACAACATTTTTTGCCTGATTTGCTCTAGAATATGCCAATGCTTTTTCTGGCTCTAATTGGATCGAAGAATAATATAATCTACAAGCTTGCATAGGGTGTGTAGCTCCTGATAAAAATAAATTAATACCGGCTGGGCCTAGATTGGTAGGCAATGCTTTTGCAATAAATAAACCAGCATTGACTCTAACAGAAGTAGCAGTAAGACCTCCTGCGGCTTCTGCAACTCCTAAATTATTGATAGTAAACGGACAAACATTAGTAAAATTACTATCAGCTACTGAAAAAAAATAACCGGGGTTTGCAGTATCGACACAAGTTAAGGATAAAGATCCAGTATTAATATACAGACGCAAAACACCAGAAAATTTTTTAACAAGACCTATATTGTTCATACAATCAAAAATATCTTTGAGTCGAATCACTGCTACATCATAAATAATACCATAATTTCCACTTATGGTATATGTTGATTTAAAATCATTTGTGGAAAGTATCGAAGGAGTTACAAGACCATTACCAACAGTAGTACTTGCATTAAAAATAGTATTATATCCAGTTTTTGTACTAGTTGTATCAACTACCTTTAATACTCGTTTGTTAATAGCTTCATTACAAACACCGACATTTTGAGCACCTCCTGAAACTCCTGTACCTGTTAACGCAGGTTGTGAAGTATGACCAAACGCTAAATTATTTGCAAGACCATTACCATTTGACCCGGCTACAGTTGAAGCAGCAAAGGTTCCTGTTGCATTTGTACCATTATAAACAGCACTAGAAGCAGTATCTAAAACATCAGAAAAACCAATAGCCGTACCAATACTTTTTAAATCATTTTGAGACATTTCAGATAGTAGCCTGATGTGAGTAAACGTTCCTAAAAAAGGTTGCGTCTCACTGATCGTCTTGCCATCAATTTGCAAATCTGCTTGATGGATTAGATGATGATAGCCACTTTTTAGCGTCTGAAGGGCCCATCCTGCTTTAGGAGGTGCTAAAATTCCTCCTGCTGTTGCAGTTGAAAGAGCACAAACCATCGTAATCGGAATTGTTATGAAAGCGTCCGTCGTATTAGTAAATTTGGAGCTGTTATAGAGTGATGACAAATCGAATTGTACCAAACTTTGAGACGCTGAGTAGACGCCAGAATTTTGATCATTGATATAAGTATTAGATTGTTTATCTAAAAAAGGAGTATATCCATCTAAATCCTGGGGTAAAGAACTTTTTTCAAAATCATAGTTGTCAGTATTCATTTTTATATATAATTGTATCTTAGATAATTTATTATAACAAAAATCTTTAAAGTTCTATATATTTTTATATATAATCTCTGGTAGAATAAAAAAGAAACCACCAGTTTTTTAAACATTAGTTTTTATTAAATATTATTACTTTTTATTAAATTTTTTATCTAAGCCTAGGATATATTATGACAGACAATTTTTATAAAAGCGAGATTGACAGAGAACTACTTTTGAATATTGAGATCCAAAAACAGAACTTAAAATCACTACCAGCAAAATTTAAGCCACAAAAGAAAGTTAATTCACCTGTAACAGAACAAATGATTGAAGATTATAAGAAACAATTTAGATCTTTATACAAAAGAGGCAAAGGAAACACAGCACAATTTTTTAAATTTCTAATCCCTGGAGCTGTACCAGATAGAGAAGAGGCAGATTATGTTAATGTTGTAAGAAAAGAATTGAATCAAGGCCAGATAAATGGCATTAATGGAGATTTAGATATAAAAAATGCTGAATATAAAAAATTACAGGATGATGTTTTAGAAAGTCTTGAATATAGGTTACAATTAAAAAAAGACATAAATAAAATACGTTCAATTAAAGATGAGAATATTAGAAGAAAAGCATATGAAGATTATAGTAAAGAAATAAAAGCGATTGAAAGATATTTAAATGTTGATTCTAAAATTGAAATTGAAAAAAAGTTAACAGAAATTAATGAATTAAAAAAAATACTTGAAGAAAATGATGAAAATAAATTATTTAATGAAAAATACTTTTATACAATTGCACAAAATAATAATAAAAAATTGTCAGAATATGCTGAAACTGTAAAAAGGATGAATGAAGGTCAAATTGATTTAACCCGAGGACAAGGAGAATCGGAACAGGATTATTATGATAGATTAGTTAATGTTGGAACAATTGGAGAAGATCTTACAATAATTCATTTATATAATTCCAATGAATTTAAACAAAATCTTAAAAAAATTGGAATATCTGAATGGAAAATTGAAAATATATCTAAATCATTTACAGATGATGATAAATTCTTATTTAATAAGACGGCTGAAGGATTCAAAAAATATATTAAAGAAGCTTATGGGTTAGGTAATATAAATTTAGAAGTTGATGAATATGTTTCATTAATTCAAAAATATCTTGATATCACTGATTTAAAAAAATATAAAAAACAGCCAGGAGAAGACGAAAAAGAAACCGAAACTAAAAATGAAGTTGAAACAGAAACTAAAAATGAAGGTGATTTATCAGAGGCGGAATTAAATGAGATATATGGAGATAATATTGAAGAACCAGATGATAAAAAAATATTTCGTCCAGTTTTCCCAGATGATGAAGGATCATCATCATTTGATACGAAAGAAGAACCACCAAAACCCCCATCAGAAGACGAAGGATCATCATCAAATGATAAAAAAGAAGAACTACCACCAGATTTACCAATAGGTCAAATACCTATTTTAGCACTTGATAAAAAATATAATATTCTTTCAGATGAAAAAGACAAATTAACTTTTATTAATACTGAAACTAAAAAAGAATTAATTATAATGATTGGTCCTAAGGTTGGAAATTCAGTAAATAAGGTATCTGTGTTATATCCTGGTTCATCATCATATATTCAATTTATTCCTTTAAAAAATAAACTTTCTTCTGATGCTTTTGATTTAAGAATATCAACTTTATTATCATATATATTTAATGACAATGAAGTAACTTATTTAAAAAATGTTATTAGATATTCATCAAACCCACGTAAAAAAAATACCCAAAATATTTCAATGACAGATTTTATTAATTTTTGTAAAAAGTTAATAACTAATCCACCAGATATAATTGATCCATTAACTGGAGAAGGGTTTAGAAAATCTAAAAAATCAAAACGTAAAAAGATTGTAGCACAAAAAGGAGCAAGTATTAAAGCAATTCCAAAACACGTTGAATTTGGTAAATTAATATTATTGTTAAACAAATTGGTTAATCAAAATATATTATCAATAAAAGATTCAAATGGGATTAATATCCCTGGTCTACCTAATCAAAAGGTTTCAGATAAATTTGTTCAATTGATTCAAAAGATTGTATCAGATGAAGACATTACATTGAAAGAAGTTGATGATCTAAATGAAAAAGATTCTATATTATATACAGTAATAATGAATAAAGCAGGATTAAAAAGAAAATTTAATGTTAACAACGTAAGAGCACTAGAAGCACTGAAAAACCGTTTAGAACTGGTTGAGGGTGAACTTGAAGCAGGAAATGATAATAAAGATATTGTAAAAGAATTGTATGAAATAGGTTATAAATTGGCATATCTGGGAGCTATCAAAGTGTCAGAGGCTAAGATACACTATAAACAAACAATTGATTTATTAAAAAATAATTAAATATAATTTAGAAAAATAATTTCTAAATTAGTAATATAATAAATGTATACTCCTGTAAGAATATCTAAACTAAGTGTTAATCAATTAAGAAAATTAAAAAAAGGTGAAAAAGTAATTATTAAGAAGGGTAATGATCAAACATTGAATTTAAGCAAAGAACAAGCCACTAAATTTGAAAGAAAATCTAAAGCCGGATCAGGTCTAACAATTATATTAGATCCTTATCAACAAGATGAGCTAAAAGGAAAACATTCTTCAAATGAATCTGATACGATGTTAGCTTGTCGTGATTTGGAATTAGATCAAGAAGGCGAGGGATTAAAGGACTTTGTCGGAAAAATCAAAAAAGCCAAAATCGGTAAGAAAATAATAGGATTTGCTAAAGACACTAAATTAGTTAAAAAAATCGGTAATGCTTTGATTGATAGAGCTGTTAAAACTATTGCCGGATCTGGTGTTGATTCAGGTGTTGATTCTGGTATTGTTCCTGAGCCAGCTAAGAAAAAACGCGGAAGACCTAAAAAGCCAGATGGTGGGGCACTTTTTCCTGCTGGTTATAATTCAGGAGGTCAAATAATGTCTACTGGTTCTGTAACTTCAGAAGTTGTTAAAAAGAAAAGAGGAAGACCTAAAAAAGGCGGGGCAATGTTCCCAGCTGGTCATTAACAAAATTTATTAATATATTACATTATATTATATTAATAAAATGTTAAACAATATTACTTCAAATACAGAATTATTAGAAATTCTAAAAAATTATAATATCAATATAAATGGTGTATTCGCTAAAGATCAGATTAAGAAACCTTTAAAAGACGGATTTTATATTATTAATTTAGATAACTCAGACGGAAAAGGCACGCACTGGACAGCATTATATAAAATTAATGACGCGTTTTCTCTCTATTGGGATTCTTTTGGATTTCCAGCGCCTGAGAATATAGAAAATATATTGTACAAATACGATTATAATAAAAAACAGATACAAGATATTGATTCAACTAGTTGCGGTTTTTATTGTGTGGCCTTCATTAAGTTTCTTAGTGATAAATCTGATAAGTTAACTGCGTTTAAAACGTTTTGTAATCTATTTGGAAAATCAACAACTGATAATGAATTTATATTGTACCAACTATTATACAGATAGGAAACCCGTAAAATTATGCCTTAAACGCTTTTCTTTAGGTCCCTTTAGATCTATTAAGAAAAAATTTAATCTTTCTAATGTTGAATACTTATATAAATCTTTAAATACCTTAGGATCTATATCATCCACATTATGATTCTTTATAATATTGTTTATACTAACGTTATCATTTAACTTGAAGATAATGAAATAATTTATATTACGCGTTATTGTTTTTGGTACGCTGACGTAATTCTGAGCTAATAAGAAAACAGTAAAACCAAATTTACGACCTGCAGTTAGATATTCTTGTATCTTAATCAAATCTTTTGCTTTCAAGTTGATAAAATCATCGAATATTATCAATTTTTCTTTATCTTTTTCATCGTCATCAAATTCCATTAAATAAGGTACATCTTTAATGTTATTATAAATTTCAAGTTCTGGGATCTTTTTTTGTAAATATTGATATAGTGGCTCTTCTCCTGTTGATCCAGTGTATAGAATAATTTTATAAAAGGAGTCATTTTTATAAGCTAAAAAAGACATTAGAGCGTTTGTTTTTCCTGTACCAGTTCCCCCGATTGCTAAGATCATTGAATTAGGTAGAATATGATGTTTATTAAAGTTCTTATCTAATTTGGTTTGATTTGGTAATTCGTCTTTTAATTTCTCATACCAATTAATTATTTTTTCTGATTTGAATTCTTTTTTTAATTCTTTTTTGATTGGTTTCATATAATTTTAAGTTAGATTATATTTATTAACTTATTCTGATAAATTCTATTCCTGTTGATACTATCGGCGCAGTTGCTAGAAAATCCATTATAAAAGTAAATGTGTATGTAGATGCAGAATTATACCTTAAAAACCCTCCGCCTGAATATGTATATGTTTCAGATGTTAAAAATCTTGTTGAAGTAATTACTGTATTACCACTATACATTGAAGGTTTTTGAAATAACCCACCGACGAATGAAGACGCAGAATATAAACCATATTGAAAACTTGTAACATTAAAATTAGCCTGAGGAACAATAGACAAATAATAATTAATTAGATAATTGGCATTATTTACCAAATTTGCTGTTGGTATTGGTGTATTCATAAAAGTACTTGGTAAAACTGGATTCGTCGGAGAACTAAAAAAAACTCCATTATATAAAGAATAACCAATCTCTTGACCTGTTGTATAAAGTAAACCGGGCATTCTGATTGGTCTATTAATATTAATAGTTTGAGTACTTGCCGAATTTCCGATATTAATAGCGTGTGTTCCTGTTGAAAGTGTTGCGATGTTAACAGCTCCAGTTCTTCCAGCATTATTACCAATTGATAGGGCTCCCGTCGTTTGATTTGCTCCTATATCTAAAACACCGCCGACCGTAGATGAATTTAAAGTAGTTGTTGATATTGCACCAGTTCCGGCACTTATTGTATTATTATTGGTATTAATAGTATTGGTAGTTAAAGGACGATTAATTGACACTGTTTGAGCACCTGAAGGATTACCGATTTCAATAGAACCAGATGTTGATGCATTTCCTATATTAATATTACCAGTTCTTAAACCATTTACACCGATATTTATTACTCCTGATGTCTGATTTGATCCTATATCAATACTTGTTGATACTGTACCAGAATTTAAAACAGATGCTCCAGATGCTGAAAATATATTTGCAAATACTGTTCCAGAACCTGCATTTATATTATTATTATTAGTAGTTATACTATTTGTTGATAAAGGACGATTAATATTAACTGTTTGAGTTGAGGCAGAATTTCCGATATTAATTGCGTGTGTTCCTGTTGTAAGTGTCCCGATATTGATCGCTCCAGTTCTCCCAGAATTATTACCAATTGATAAAACTCCTGTGGTTTGATTTCCACCTATATTTAAAACAGAACCAGGAGCACTAGAATTGAAAGTTGATGATAAAATTGATCCACCAGATACAGAAG